CTACTATCTCCGTCACCGATAAGAGCGCCCAAGGTATATGGGTCTATTTTTACCTTCTTGGGGTTAAATTCCACACCGTCAGATATTGGAAGCATCCACTTTGGACGCCATCCATATGGGTTTCTCCAGTCAGTTTTTGTCTGCCTAAACAATCCTTTTTCTAGGATTTGTTCCGTGGTAAGCGTTTGGAATCTACGATCCTGGTGCGTTTTAACCGACCACCTATGATTCATGTCGCAATCAACAAAGGTTCCGTTGCTGAATTTCAGCCTGAAAATATCAGATTCTCCCTGTGGAAACACTCCGATTACACGCGACGTTGACCCGTACGTATTCACTACCTGATCGTCCACAGAGAGCGAGCCGATAGACTTCGGGCCATCTGGTGTAAGCACCCTCTCGTAATTTGCCAATGCATTCCCCGCCCCGCCAACATTGGGATCGCCGTGGGTGAACGCCGGAACTCCTGAATGCTCGTCTGCAATCTTGCTAAACTGGTTGTATACATTCATGAGCCGCTCAACCACCATCGGGGGCTGGTAGAAATTGATAGCGGGAGCAGTACTCATGATGTCTGTGGTGGTGTCCCAGACTTTCCAGGGAATCAGGGCTTTATCCATCCTGGCGTAGTTGGGAATGCGGTCAATGTTGCGTTCCACCTGGGGGCCGGAGTTCTTTGAAACGAAGCCATTGGCAATGAAGTTGTGGTACGGGGCGGTCATCTGGAGGTTGTAGACTCGCTCCTTACCGATGTATTCTATGGAAACGATTGTGTCGTGGGTAATGTTGTCTGCATTATTTCCGTCTACCGCAACCAGTTCCCCGGCATCAAACTCATCTAGTGTTTGCCATTCTCCGCTATCATTCATGAATCTATGGGTTCCGGTGGCCTTGATACTGTACCCGTGTTCTGTTTTAACCTGGAAGATGTCCGCAACACCGTTATCATATACATCGACAATCCTATTGCCAAAGAATATGCCGGTGTCGGTGTTTAGAGATCGGAGTTTTATGCGCCGTAGGCCACTGTTGTGAACAGACTTCTTGTCCCACAGTTCTTTCATCGTTACTGATGCATACTTCCTATCCTGGCCCTCCCGGTAGACCACTGTATCGCCAGTAAGGCAGGCCATCCCAACATTATTGACAATCGCTCGGGAGCAGGCATTACATACGGTTTGTACATCATAGATGATCTCAGGGAGGCCGCGGCCCCAGAAGGAGCCGTCACGCTCCTCGAATGACGCCTTGTAGAAGTTCTTCTTGCCGAGGGGGTTGGTATTGAACGATATGCCGATTACGTGGGTGCCGATCTTATATGCAATGATATGGTAGTACTTGTTCTCTTCGACCGGCTGGTTCTTGTTGGTAACCTTGAGACCCCAGTTGATTAGCATCTCTCCGCGCACGGCACCCCAGAAGTTCAGGAGGTCGAGTTTGGAAGAGTCGTAGAATAGCGGGGATTGCTCCTTGTTGATGGAGGCAGCTTCCTGGTCCACCATGAGCCACTCGCGGTTTTTGTGGTCGGTAATCTCGGAGAGGACCGCTTCGATTTCTGCGTCATTGTAGCCAGGGACACCAAGGAGGTCCTGGAGGGCAGACGGGGTGATCTTCTCACGGTCGAACAGATACCCGTCGTCTATGCCAGTAGAGTCTGGAGACGGGTAGATGAACAGTGGATGGCGGGATTCGTAACAGGGGTATACATCGTCAATGGCATTGACCTGCATGGTGCCCTGTTCGTCTGGGGTAAACTTGGTTACGGTTCTGCGTTTGAGTGTCGGACCCTTAACGAATCCGGTGTGCATGATTACATTGGGGATGACTTTCTTGAGGGCCTCGTACCAGGAACCTTCGACCAGCTTGTCATTTACCTCGGTCTCTGCGTCTTTTGCTCCCTCTTTTGCTTTTGACACGATGACCTGCTTGGCCAGTTTCTCCACTGCCGGGAGGGCCTCTTGGGCTGCCTGCATCACCACGTTTGGGTCCGGTTCCATGCCCTGGGGGGCGGAAGCCATCAGGTCCTGCATGGCAGACATGAATAGTTCTTCCATGATCTGGGCAGTTACGCCCTCGGGCAATTCCGGAACCGGTGTTGGGTCGATACCGAATGGCATCTGGCCCGGCTGGAACATTATGTCTGCCACCCAGTAAGCTGCGTTCTTGCATTTTGCATCCGTAACCATCATGTAAACTTCTGATCCACCTATCTTCTTGATTGCCGCCAGTTTCTCTGCGTCGTACTTTCCTGCTATCTGACGCATATTATTGAGGATTGTTGTCTCAATGTATTGCTCCTTGGCGGAACGAGCGTCTTCCCAACACTTGTCGAGATAGACAGAGATGGATGAAGTATCGAGCTTTGCCTCTTTTTGTGCAAGGGCCAGGGCTTCTCGCTCGGTACTTTCCTGTGCTTCTAGTTCAGATGCAGGAATGAAGTTAGGTGCCATTTTATGTCCACGCTGTCATGTTTACTGGTGATTGGTATCTGTCGTCGTATCTGCTTCCCATGTGTTGGTAGGAACGAGACACTTGCGCCGCATGGTCTACAACCATTGCTGCATACTGGAGGGCGTCCTGAACGTGTGAGTACATGTTCTTGACCGGAACCTCGGAGTGCATGTCGTTACGGAACCCTATAACCTTCTTTAGTTTGTACTCTCCCAGGAATCCTGTTCGTAATATACCACAGGAGGGAGATAGTTGTAAAGCACCTCTTTTGTCGACTAACTTGGTAAGGAATGCATCTACGGCGTTGAAACGGGCAAGGAATGAGTTGGAGCGGGCCGGGACGGCGGGAAATCCTGACATCTTGAGTTCGTCGAAGCAGGAACGCTCGTCTGTGTCTCCGCGGCGTACGCCGGCAGGATCACCCGCTATGATTACCTCATAGCCACGGAGGTTATTGGCAAAGTACGGCTTGAGTTGGTCTGACATGAACCTGCGGAGGCCGATATCTGCGCCTATGATTTCGTCGATTACATTGAACTTTCCGTTTGGGAGCAACTGGCATATTGCGGCTGCCGGGTTGAGCGCGAAGTCCATGCCCACGATGATGGGGATGCCACGGACGGGGAGGATGCGTTCGTCGGCAAGGTGGAGGGTGTCGGTGTAGTTTCCGTAGACCGGTTTGCCGTCCCGGATGTACCCATACTCGCCATCGCAATATACCTTTACAAACTCCGGGTCCTTGCCGATTGCCAGGTCGGTGTAGTAGGCGCGGCCACCACGAAGGAACTTGATGTTCTCTGCTTCTTTGGAGCGTCCGGAGGGTTGTTTGAAGATTGCGTATCTTGCAGCTAGGCTTGGGTCTGATTTAATCCTCTCTTCAAACAGTTTGTAAATCCAGGAGTCTACATCCGGAGGGTTGGAGTCCGCAATAACTCCCGTCCAGGTTGGACCGCCGGTGCCGTCACTGTTTACTGCCGGGAACCTCCTACAGCGCCCTTCAACCGCGTCAACAATAACCTTGGGGATTTCCCTGACTTCGTTTAGCCAGGCACCGGTAAGCTCTAGCGACAGAAGGTTTCGGACATGCTCCTCCTTGTCGAGTGCTCTAAACTTTATTTCTATTTCTACTCGGGTTCCGTCTGGCAGGGGCGCAAACTTGTTAATCGTATACTTGTGGTCAGTTACTTTCCAATCCCCAAAATAAAACGGGGGCAGCCAGTAAAAGACCGTTTCCGCAGTAGTATCAGTAAGTTGCTTATAGGTGTTTCTGACTGCGGCCCACTTGGTACGCCGCACGCCCTCGCTATCTGGTTCCTGTTGGAAGCCCCTGGACACCATTTCCGCAACACAGGCAGAAGACTTTCCCGAGTTATGGTGTACGCACCCATCCTCTGTAACATAATTATTTGTGTCAAGTACTTGCGTGTCCCAAAACGGCTCCTTGACACGAAGCCTTTCAGTGGATATAATAGACCATTCGGATAAGGAGGAAGAATATGAATTTGAACGTTGAGAGAGTGATGTTTTTGTATGATGGCAATCGTACGTCTTCTGAGATAGCGGAAACAACTGGGCTTTCGCCTCGTTATGTAAGGAGGATTGCCCAAAGATACGGCCTCGACAGGCTTGGTCCCGGAGCAAGGGCTGGTAACAAGAATCATCAGTTTGTTTCCGGAAGGAGAATTGATCTCGACGGTTATGCGACCGTAACCGCACCCAAAGACCATCCATATGCAAAGTCGAGGTCCGGGAGAAAGCGTGGCAAGCTGATTTTTGAACACAGGCTAGTGGTTGAAAGGTCTCTTGGGCGCTACCTTCTTCCAACAGAAACCGTTGACCATATTGACGGGCTAACGCTGCATAACGACCCATCGAACCTAAGGGTGTTTTGTGGGAATGGAGAGCACCTTCGTCATACGATAACCGGGATTCCGAAATCAATTTCTCATAGCGGTCTCCGGAACATCCGAGAACGGTATCTCCCACGCGAAGATCACAAACTTGTCGATATGCATTATCGGCGCAGAGAACGCGGTGATGTCCGGCTGCGTCAAATGATCCTTGCTGCGTTGAAACTCGGTATAGATAGTCCCTTCCTTTTGGGAACGATCCGCCACTTTGAGAAAGCTGGAATTGACCCAACTTCTCATTCCACGATAGAACTCGGATGGGCCGAGTTAATGAAGAGATGGGAAGCGGACCTTCTTCTGTGACTATCCTTGTGTTTCCCGATACGCACCCAAAAGGGCCGAGTACTAGCCTGAAGAAGTGATTGCACTCCGAAAACGCCCTGAGGGTTGGAGCGTAGTCATATGAGTAGGTTCGTATGAATCCAGTGTCTTCTGCCATGCATGTCCTACTTCTTGATGATGAAGATTGCCTGTTTGATGTTGGTGCCACCGGATTTCTGATCTGCCTTGGTCTCCTGGGGCGGCTGACCGGTCTTGCCAAACAGGATTTCGTTGCGTGCCATGAGGAGTGTGCGGAGGTCGCTGGGGGTCTTTACGTTGATAGTGGAACTTATGATGTTCCCGTCTTCGTCGAGGGTTACTGCCTCCCGGATCGCCTTGTCTATGACGGCCAGGTGGAAGCGCCGGGATTCGCGCTGCTTGGACAATACCTCTATGAGTTCCGAGTCTGAGTGCGTCTCCTGGTACTCCTTGACGCGCTCGACCCACCCGAAGCGACTGGACCACGCCCACATCTGGGCTACTGACGTTCCGAACTGTTCTGCGACCTGGGGGATGGAGCGGGAGGAGCCGAGGGAAACATAGTACTCGAACGCTTCGAGTTGCTCCGGGGTTTCTACGTACTTGGGGGATGACTTGTCCTGCTGGTACTGGGCGAGCGCCTGGGCGATCTCCTCGGCGTAGTTCTCCTCGACAACCTCTGGAACTATAGGCGGCGGAGCACTTCCGTCGTTTTCTTTGAGGATGGAATGCTTCTTCTTGGCGGATTTCCTTGCGGCCATTACTTGCCGTCCCTGTGCTTGTAGTACTCTACGCGCTGCTCGGCCTTTGCAAACCGATCATCTGACGGTTTCGCCGTGCCGAAATACTCCAGCACCTTTGTACCATCGGATGACACAAGGGCGTATTCCGACTTTCCAGTTTTGGGGTTCTTCCGCTTCCTAAGCATGGTATACCTCCGAGGGTTCAAGTATGCATATTACTGGAGTTTTGTCAAGACGAAAAAGGGGGCACCGGATAACCGGAACCCCCGAGGAAAACTGTGGTGCTTTCGTGAACCGTATGAGCCTCCTCACTCCCCATCGACTCCGTACATTCGGTACCTGCCTTCCTTGAAGATTTCAGTAAGGAGTGTTCGCGGCTCCAGATTGATGCGCCTGCCGCGACCGACCGATGATTCATACTCCGCCCCGCACTCATTGCAGGAGATCAACCTGCATGACACCGTGGAACCCTCATCGGACTCATAGGATATGTTCTCGTACTCGATATCCTTGGACCCGCACTCTCTGCACTCCCTCTTCCACTTGGCCATTAGGACACTGCGACCTCCCAGTAGTCGGCAGAATGCAGCTTGATCCTCATTCCCAGTTGCCTCAGTGTATCGTGGAGTCCTGTGGCCTTATTATCGGACAGGCACTGCTCAATGATTGTGGCCCGAAGCACACAGGAGTCTCCACTTTTACACTCAAAATCACTCTCGGCGCAGTTTGCACAGTTCCAACGGTCGGGGGAGTAGCCGTTGTCCTTTCTTGCTTTGAACATTATACGACCTCTTTGGACATGTCAACGATGGCACGGTCTCTGATTGCAACCCTCACGAATCCCAGTTCTGTGGGTTTGTAACCTCGGACTTCGGAGTAGCCTGATACCCCCATGGCAAACTGGCGGTAGAACGATCCGGTATTCGCATACCAGCGTTCGTCCTCGTGGATGTAGGAGCCGACCATGGTAGAGGACATGTACTTCTGCTTGATCTTGGTGCCGTCATCGTAGAGGAACAGGCGGCGGGAGGGTGGGACAACCAGCAACTGGTGTGTGTGTCCCATTGACATTAGGGCGCAGTCACCAGCCATGTCCTTCAGACGGAACTTGAGCGCAGCCTTCATGTTGGCTACCCGCTGCTCCGGGTCCTTGGCATTGGAGACAAGCTGCCCGTGACCGTGCGTAGCGTAGTGCTTGAACATCAGGCGGTTCTTACCGTCGTAGTATGCAATCTTGGAGGTGTACGTCCCGTATGCACAGCCCAGCTCTCTCGCAATGTCCTCGGCTATGTTGCCATACTTCCAGAGTTTCATCTCGTGGTTGCCTTCGAGGAGCACGAGGATTCGTTCACTAACCGGCTTCCACAGCTTAACGGCCATCTTCATCTGCTCCGATGGCCTATGGGTGATGCTAGTACCATCCAGCCTCTTGTCGTCGCACATGATGGCTTCGATCATGTCTCCGTGCAGGACGAGGTACCGATGCTCCTCCCCCATAACCCAGTCCTGCATCCGCTTGATTCCGCTGGTTGATGTAAGACACGATCCGGAGTGTGGATCACCTGCCAGTGCCAGATCGAAGTTGTCCGGCATCCCGGCTACTTTGATTATGTTCACGCTGCCCTCCTATTTAATCTTATAGTATTTCTCCCGGCAGTTCACGCAGAGCTTCCGCCGCTTTTCCTCCCTCGGCCCACCGCATACGGGGCACAGTCCCTCTCGCTTTCTCCGCTTGTACTTCTTGTGCATCCTCTTGAGCGTGGCCTCGGCATGCCTCTTGCACAGCCCGTACTTGAATATCGGCCTCGGGCAATCACGACACAATCCGAGGGCTGCGTGTCGCAGCTTGTACGCCTTCCTGCGATCAATCTTCTGCTCCTGCTTCACTCCATCCGTAGTCGAAGAGGAACCAGGCGACTGCTGACTTGACTTTACTGTAATCTTTATATCGCTCATATCCGGTATCCTGTAATAGTTTTTCCGCCCATTCACGGAAGTCCTCGCGCTGCGCGGCGGTCCAGGAGGATAGCCTCCACCAGTTCTGGTTTCCAAGGAAGGAAGGATCGTAATCCCGCCCGACCAGCAGGAACATCTTCTCGAAAAGCTTCACCTGGATCGCGTTTAGTTCCTTCTTGGCCACCACCTGGGGATCGGAGACGGTCTTAACTGGGGCTTCCTGGCGTTTCCTGCTCCCACGACTGGCCCTCTTCGGAGTAGTGTTTGTCGATTCCGAGGGCTCCGGTTGTGCTGGCCTTGCTGCCGCCCTTGGCTTTCTTGGTAGCCTTACTCTTGGGCTTTGCTGCGAGCTTGGTTCCGGCTGGCTTTGCTCCGGCTCCTGTTTTCTTGGTCTTGCCATTGCTAGATGTTGCCTCCGCAATAAGAATGTCTGCTTCGTGCTTGATCTTCTCCATGTCGCTGATGCTGATCCTGGCGCACACTTCCCGCCTGTTCCTGAACGCATACTTGATGATGCTCGTGATTACGTAGTCTCTCAACATGCCTCCGGACTTGTACAGGTCAAGCGGCTCCACCGCACCGGACCTATAGTGTGAACTTCCAGACTTCTTTACACAGGCCCACGTATCTACGCTTCCAGATTTCTGCTTCTTCTCTGCCATGCCTCGCTCCTATTCCATAGAATAATGATGCGGTTAGTGTGACCAGTAGTATCGTTGCGAGCAGTAGGATCACCCTGCCCCCTCCTTCTTCTTGCACTCACACGTAGGGTCCTTCGCGCCGTCGTACTTCCGGCAAATCTCCGGGCGGTTCGCGTAGCAATCACACAGGTTGTCCTTGGTGAGGTGGGGACACGGAAGAGGTATCATCAACATGACCAGCTGGTCCCCGCTCACGGTCTTCAAGACCACGTGCTTGAGCCCGCGCACCCGGTAGTACTTCAAGGAGGTCTGGTTCACGTCCTCGTCCCGCAGCCTAACCATAGTGTACCTACAGCAGTTACCGCACTTCTGGCACTCCATATTTCCTCCCGAGCAATTCCAGTCTTTCCCAAAACTCCTTGTGGGTGTACACCGGCTTCTTCCTGAACGACTCCATCACCTTGTCAACTGGACCGTACTTGGAATACAGCAGCTTGAGTTCCGCCAGTGGGTTGATCGTCGTATTCGGCCCCTCGCAGGCTTGGTTCAGGAACCTCCTGTGCTTCCTCTGTGGGATGGTCCTTATATCGCGTGCGCGTAACCCAACCCGTTTCATTTCCTCGCGCAACGAATCCACCGAGCACCCCAGGTATTCTGCTGCCTGCTCCCTGGTCCTCCCCATCAAGAGGTTCTCCAGCTTCTCTCTGGTCGTGTTCCCCTGGATTGCTTCCAGGGTCCTACGCCACGAATCTCTCGCAACTCTCTTCTTGATGGTCATGGTGCGACCATATCACACTTTTGTCACCTTGTCAAGTTGTTTCTAGCGACCAGGAGAAAAAGATTGGTGGTGCCGGATGGCGCAGTTGGCCCGGAAGTTGCTACGCGCGCACGCGCACACGCACGCACACGCGCGCCCGTTCCTTTAATTAAATGTCTCACGCGGGCGCGGCCCCAGGCCAGGCCGGTGCCCATCCAAAAAATCCCTGTCACCGGAGATATTTTTCTTGACAAAAACCGAAATCCGTGATAGAACGAAACTGAAATTTGAATGATAGATAATAAGAAATTGGAGGTGGGAAGTGAAAGACGTTACCGGGTGGGGGTGTTGCGATTCGTTCGAGCCGACGCTCGATGATCGCGGGTGCCTGTATTACATTGAACAAAGAGGCGGAAAGGTGTGCGGCCTGTGCAAGAAGACCGACATTTACCGCTGCAAGAACGAGCATTCCAAGTTACCAATTCCACTGTCACATTCCTCCGTGCAGGACTTCTGCACCTGCCACAAGCTGTTCGACATCCGCCATATCCAGGGCATTCAGGTACAAAATAAGCATTGTTCCAATCCTGTCAAGGAGGGGGCGCTATGGGACAGGGCGCTGCAATATGCCCTGGGGAATACGGAGGTTGACCTACAGTCCGTCATTGACGATTATGATATCGACGAAATCAGCGTCCAGAAGATCAAGGCACTGTACCGGGCCTACAAGGAGCTGGGGATTGAGGTGCAATCCGGGTACGAGTTGCAGGCCAAGATTGACCTGAAACTGGACTTCCCCCAGGGATGGGTGTGGGGCACCGGCGAGCCGATAGAGCTGGCCGTGCGCGGGTTCTACGACCGGAAATACCCTGATGGATTCGTGGAGAACAAGTTGAGTGGCAGGCCAGATAACTACCTGAATCCATTCTTCTTCTCCTCGCAGATAGCCACGTACTTCCGGGCAGACCCGAAGAACGAGTACTGTATCATGGAGGTGGTAAGGAATCCTGGACTGAAACCCAGCCGGGACGAACAGGAGGACTATGGGCTGTACGGCGACCGGGTATACAAGGATGTTATTGGAAGGCCGAGCTACTACTTCATAGGATTCGAGAAGGCCAAGAGGACGTATGGCAAGAAGTACTACCGTACCGAGTTTGACCTAGAGGAGATACGCAGCCGCTACCTGCATATCTTCCGGGAAATCCACGAGGCCAGCATGCTGGGCGGGTACTATCGGAATGATCGTGCGTGTAATAACATCCTGCCGGGTATTACCTGTGAGTACATCGGGGTGTGCAGGTACGGCAAGGTGAGCGATACCGTGTATGAAATGAGACGGAAGGACATTGAATAGGGAGGGGGGGGTGTGACCATGGCAGCTACGATTGAGGTAGAACTCGGCGAGTATTTCGGTCTCCAGGACGACTCGCTGATGTTGCAAGCACTAATGGAGGCTGGCGTCGATAACTGGGAAGGTTATGATACAGCCTGTGAGTCATACAAACAGATGGTAGATGAAAGAGGAGGAGGCAAAGAACATGAAGGTGCATAAGATGGAGGATTTATCCGAGAGCAATGGGGCGTTGATGCTGCTGTACGGGGAGCCGGGGGTTGGGAAGTCGGTCACGAGCATCCAGACCGCCAAGTGTCCTATCCTTTATATTATGACGGAGCCACGTAACGTGAAGAACTTCATTATCGCGGCCAACCGTCCGGACATCGACATTGATGTCGCGTATTACGACAAGTGGGATGACACGCTGGAGTACATCGCAAATTATGAAAACTTTGACCGGTACAATACGGTCATTCTGGACTCCCTCTCCCACCTAATCGCCATCAACCTGTCCGATGAGATCATGGAAGAGAGTTTCGATAGCCTGAAGAACTCTACGGATACCAAGAAGTCCGCAAAGGACAAGCCGCTCATAATGCGTTCCAAGATGAGCCTGGAGGGGTTTGGGTCTCTCGGAACGCAGATGTTGAGGTTTACCAACCTCCTGTCGAAGTTGTCCCAGCGTGGCAAGGTCGTAGTGTGTCTTGCCCGTATGGAACAGAACCCAAAGTACAATAGAATGGTTGGGGCTGCTCCAACGCTCTCCGGCAAGGAATACCCCAAACACATGCAGGGATTCTTCGACTTCATCGGGTTGGTCGAAACAAGGGTCGAAGTCAACAAGGAAACCAAGGAAGAGAAGGTTGCGTATCCCCCACTGGTCTCTTTTGAGTCTGACGGCTCATTCATGTGCAAGTGGACTGGGTTTGCTCCCTCGGGGG